TAAATCTGAACAAAACAAGTTTCTTAAAGAAATCGGCACACTTATTATTGATGAGTCCCATTTGCTAACTGTTCCTGGTCGTGGAGACCACTTGGAAGTTGGGCTGATGAAGTTTACAGAAATAAACAAGAACGCACGGATCGTATTGTTGTCTGCAACTATGCCAAATGTAGAAGAAATTGCCGATTGGATTTCTTATTGCCTGACAAAAAGACAGACCTTCATGCTTTCGTCTCAGTATAGACCAGTGCCTTTGACTGTTCACTATGAGTCTTACCATGATGTTGGAAGATACGACCAGATTGAAGAGGAAAAAGTTAGCTCTGCTATGCAAATTGTTGAAAACTATCCAGATGATAAGTTTTTGATTTTTGCTCATACAAAAAGAACTGGCGAGATGATGAAACAGGAATTGAAGTCTTTTGGAATTGAAGCTCAGTTTCACAATGCCGACTTGGAATCTGCTGAAAGAGCTAAAGTAGAAGATCGTTTTAAAAATGATCCAAAATTCAGAGTCATTGTTGCAACCTCAACTTTGGCTTGGGGTTTGAATCTCCCAGCAAGACGTGTCATTATTCTTGGTGTTCATCGTGGCATTCAAGAAGTTGAAACACATGACGTTTTGCAAATGATTGGACGATCTGGAAGACTTGGAATTGATCCTATGGGGGACGCCTATGTTCTTGTTCCGCGACAAGAAGAGGCAAAGTACAGAAAGAAGTTTAGCAAGCCAAACAGAATTGAATCTCAACTTTTAGAGAAGTTTGGAGATCATCATAAAGTCTTGGCTTTTCACCTTGTCAATGAAATTTATCACGAAGATATCGAAACAACTGAAGATGTAAATGTTTGGTACAAAAGAAGTTTTGCCTATTTTCAAAGCAAAGAATTTGATGATTCCATTGCGGAAAAGACACTTGAGCTTTTGAGAAAGTTTGGTGCAATTTATCAACAAGAAGATGGAAAATGGAAATGCTGTGCTGTTGGAAAAGTCTCAAGTCTGTTTTACTTCAGTCCATTTGATGCATCTGCTTTGTATTTTAATTTTAAAATTCTTTTTGCTGAGAAGCGAGAAGAAAATGATCTCTATCTTGCTATGGCATTAGGAGATATAGATTCATCCAGAACTGGTATTGTGTCTAAGGCAGAAAAGTCAGAAATTGAAGATTTTGCAGCAAAGGTTCGTAGAACTATTCTTGGCAAATATTTTACAGATGGAGCAATTAAATCAGGATATTGCTATTTCAATTTGCTCAGTGGAAATAATTCAACCTCAAACGCTTCTTTGCAAAGAGGCTTGCAATTCGATTATCCTAGAATTTCTCAGGTTTTAACAGCTTTGGATGGATTCGGAGGAAATTGGAATAAGAGTGCGTTTTTCAAAACTTTGGAGTCAAGAATTGTAAATGGAGTTCCAACTCACTTGGTAGATCTTTGTCAGATGCCAAATATTGGGAAGGCACGTGCGACGAAATTATATGCAAACAATATAAAAACCTGCAAAGATGTTGCAGGTTTAGATTTCGATAAATTTAAAAAACTTACAAATATGAAAGAAGATTTGGCTAAAGAATCTTATGAAGCTGCTAAAAAGGTTAAAACTTGATCTTCTTCATTTTCTCGGCTAAATTTTTCTGCATGATGTTTTTGTTGTATTCGCGGAATCCAGCGGCTCCCCAAACTTTTTTTATAAAAAATTCGTTGCCTGTTCTGATACAGCAGTTGCAACATTCAAAACTTTTAAATTTACCCTCTACATAAAAGCTAAATTGGTCGCAGTTTTTAAGAGAGGCAGATGATCTTTCTATGCCATTTATATACTTGCATATGGCGCCACATGGAGGATCTGGTATGTTAATATTTACCGTTCCATCTCCAATTATTACAAAACTTGATCCCATAATTAATTCATATGGCGCTCCAACACCAAGTCCGCAATCTGTTTGTGGAAGGCAAATAGTGCTTGATTGAGGAGTACAAGCAATACAACATCCTGAAGTGGTTATTGAACATTGAAGAATTTCGCATGGTGTTACGGGAACATCTGGACCGCACGTTGTTCCTCCTGGTGATGGCACTTCATTTAATGCTTGAACTTCTTCTTTTAGTGAAAAATAATAATCACTATTTAAATAGTCATCTGATGAAAATCCCAAAAAATCATGATAATCTTTTAAAGGCGGTCTATCTATTCGAATTTTTTTATATTTTAAATAACTGTTGTTAAAGTAAGGTAGTTCACCACAATTTGTATAATTGGGTTGATCTTCGGGTGTTCCAGGAAAGCAATTACAATATGGACAGGAACTATTTGGGTCCCCGCAGCAAAAAGTAAATAAGCCCCTTGTGTTGCAACAAAAGTAGTCAGGCGGTGGATCTACCATTTGTGATCCCGATGTTCCGCATCTTATTTGGAAGTCTATTCTTTCATAGCATTCTGGCGGACAGCATTTGCATGATCTACAAGGTCTGCCGTTTGCCTGTACCGGAACGCAGCCTGTTCCTTCTGGTCCCAAACAATATGGTGGTCCACAACTCATTTTATTCCTTCCCAAAAAAATTTGTAGGATATTCTATTTTTACTTTGCCGCTTTTATCGGTTGGGTTTCCTTTTTCGTCTTCAACCCACCAACGCACTTGTTGAACTGAAATGTTTAGTTCATCCATATGACATTTATCTTTTGGAAAGACCGGCATGTGATATTCTTGACCTTCGATTAGAACTGCGACTTTGCATTCTTTTTTTTCATGGTTATATAGAAGGCAATTGCCACAGATTTTTTCGACTTCTTTTTTTTTGAACATATATGTCTCTTGAATGTCTCAACAATATAATTGACTAATTGACTGTAAAATGTTATAAAATAAATTATGAAAAACTATAAAGAAGGGGAAAAAATGCAATTCATCTGCTGTTTTGGACAACGTGACAATGGCAAAGATGTTGTCTCTGACTATTTGGGAGATAAGATTGAATCATGGAAAAGAAGTGCTTTTGCCAATCCTGTGAAAGATATTTTTTGTGATGCCTTTGGTGTGGACAGAAAATTTATTGAACAGTGGAAAAGGAATCCAGAACCACCACCAGGCTTTCAAAAATCGGTTAGGGAGTGCTTGCAGTATATTGGCGATGGTTTTCGCAACATGAAGGAAGATGTGTGGCATGAAAGAGGGTTGCGAGACAAGAACCTCATAATTAGCGACGGTCGATATATTAACGAAGCTATGGCTTCAAATGAAAAAGACGGATTTAACATTGTTGTTTATAGACCAGGATATTTGAACAATGATGAAAGTCGATCAGAGTCTGAAATTAGATCTGTTGTCGAATGGTGTTTAAAGAACATTCAAGAAGGATTTATTCCAGAAGATGATTCACAGGAATTTACCAAATCTTTTCACTATTTTTTGATCAATGATGGATCTTTGGAAGACTTGTATAAAAAAATTGACGAAAAACTTTTACCTTGGCTATCTCAATTGATATAATGAATTGGATGATCGACAAAGATGAGACTAAGCCGTCAGGTGGATTTTTCTTGACGGTAGTGCAACTCACTTCAGAAATGGACTTTCCCTTTTGGATGGATAAGTCGATCATCTGTTTTTAATTTTTTGTTTCATTTTGTTTAGTCCAACTTCTGTCAGCACCATAAATTGATATCCTCTTGCTTGACAATAATGTTCACAGGCTGTCCACTTGGCATTATTTTTGGGCAGAGTTGTTTGATTTGATGGTTTGATTTCCCATATTTCAGTGTGACCATCGGCGAATACAATGCTCAAATCTGGGTTGTAATCATGTGGTGTGCCTTCGAATGTGTATTTAACCTTGAATGGCTCAACAGCATACGACATTACCTCTGACATGGCTTCAAGGCACTCGTACACATCGCATTCCATTCCAGAACGGTAGTGCATTTCTTTTCCGCCGTTTTTAGATGAAACCAAATAGCCTTCACGAAATTTTGGCTTTCTGTTTACAAGCTTTCCATCTCTTCTTTGGTCCTTCCACACGATTGCTTTCATTTGGCAGTTTTTTGGAATTTTATCATATTTGTGATGAACTGCGAAATGACTTCTGACATCTCTGACAGGAGCACCACATCGACCTAAAGGACATATGACAAAGTCCCGACCGTTTTCGTGATTTTCAATAACATGCAATTTATATTCTTCAAAGTCTTCGTGCATCATTCCACACACGAAGCATTGATATTTTCTTTTTCCGCTATCTTTTACGAATGGTAAACTCATTTTTTCTTTTTCTTAGGTTTATGATTCATTAAATATTGAATGACAACATCGCGGTCGCAAACTTTGATTTTTGGAACATCTTGATTGCCAAATAAAGTTTCAACAGAATCTTCTTCTGATCCAAACATAGATTTTATCAAGTTGATTGCAAGAAATTTAGCTTCATCGCGAAATCCAGGTTGCATAGGATCATCATTGTCTTCATGGTCTTTTAATTTGGCAAATACAAGGCGACTATCTTCTGGTGCACCGTAAAGGTCTCCGCCTTTTTTAAAAAATAATATCATTCCATGACGATCTAAAAGATCGTTGATTTTAGTTTCTTGCTCTTCTATAACGCAGTGCCTATCCCAAGTGTCCATGAGTTCCCTAAACTTAGAAAAACCTGGTGATGGCGTATTAAAATAATTTTTGTTCATTTGTAGCCCTCTTTGATATATATCACTATGAAATCTAGTTTATGCGGCTTTAAACAGTTTATATTAGAAGATATGGATCCAAGTCCTGAAAAAACTCGTGATTCTGCTATGGGCGGATCGCCAAAAGACACGGAGAAGAAACAGGATTACTTCAATGCTCTTGGAGACGAAGAGGGTATTGAGTGGAGCGATCTCACAAAGATATTTGAAGCTGAGCCTTGGATTTCTGCACATTTTGGATTAGGCAAGCCAAATCAAGAAACTTTATACAAGTTGGCTGCATGGCAAATTGTAAAAGGATCAATGACGCCTCAAGGTGCAGATATTGAGTTGAAGCCCCAAAAGGGAAATCGAAGTTATCTTCACGGCAATCGATTGAACAAGTCAAAATATCAAGACAGAAAAAGATACCATTTGGATCGAGAAGAGTTAATTAAATTTTTGACATCTGGGTGGACACCTGCCGTACAACAAGCAGGTGGTGATATGGGTGGATCTCAACCTCCAATGATGTAAGGAAAACAAAGTGAAATTTATTGAATGGCTCAAATTACGTGAAGTTGAAACAAGCACAGGTTCTATTGCTGTTTTTGCTCGTCCAATTGGTTCTGGTGGTGTTATTGAACGACAGCCGATTAATATGATTGGTGGTGTTATTCAAGATGATGAAAAGAAAAAAAAGAAAAATAAAAAACTCATTTAAACTTCGTTCAATCGAGGTTAAGTTTTGAAATTTTCTGTTTTAACTTCTTGTGATGAAAATTTTTCTGAACTACAAGACATTACAAGTCCTAATGTTCGTAGCTATTGCGAAAAACATGGATATGACTGTAAGATATCTCGTATTATTGAAAAAGAAAGACCAGCGTCGTGGTACAAAATCAAAAAGATTTTAAACGCTTTTGATGATGACTATGATTATGTTTTTTGGATTGACGCAGATGCTATTTTTGTAAACAAGAATATAAAATTAGAAGATTTTATAGAAGAAAACAAATTGTTTTATTTTTCGTGTAATTGGGCTGCATTGAATGCTGGTGTGTTTATGATGAAAAACACAGAGTTTAATAAAGATTTTTTAAATAAGGTTTGGGATTATGATTGTGATGTTTTTAACAAATGGTGGGAGCAACTTGCGATAATATCTCTTTTGGAATCAGGTCATTATCCTGAAAACCTGATTAAGGAATTGCCAGCTAGTGTGTTCAATTCTGAAGAATATTGGAGTGGTTGTTTCGTTTATCACATGATAGGCGAAGCATATTCTGATCGACTTAAAAAATTCAGAAAGATTTTGAGTAAAGGCTGAATTTTCTTGATTTTTTTTTATTTTTTTGTATAATTTTGCAAGAGAAGATTTCTACAATTTCTAGAAAGCAGTATTTTCCATGTATCTTTTAGAGCCATATGACAATTCTTTGAAGCAGATTTTGGAAAATGGCGTTTCCAGAACCAATAAAAGAACTAATATAAAAACCAAATCTATTTTTGGAATGATGAATCGATATCGGCTAGATACTGATTTTTTTCCAATTCTTACAAGACGCAAGGTTTATCCAAAATCAGTATTTTCTGAGCTTTTGTGGTTTATTTCTGGAAGTACAAGCAATAAGGATTTGCAAAAATTGGGTTGTAATTTTTGGAATCCTTGGGTTGATCGCGAATGGGAAAAAAAGCATGGATTTGAAGAAGATGTGTTTGGTCCAGTCTATGGTTTTCAATTAAGACACTTTGGAGGATCATATAACAAAGGAATTCATGAACAGCCTGGTTATGGAAAAGGTGGATTTGATCAATTAGCTTGGGTTATCAATCGAATTAA